CCGTCGGCAGCACGATCGAGGCGCGCCCGGCCGCTGGCGCGACGAAGCTCTGCTGACCCGTGAAGGCGCGCGAGCCGTCCTGCGCGATGAACCCGGTGGTGTCTGGAGCCGGCCCGCGGATGTCGACTGCGTTCGCGATGTTCGGGACGAGGCCGCCAACGCCGACATAGAGGCCAGAGGCCGGAGGCGTGCCCTGCCCCCCTGTCCAGCCGGAGACCTGGAGGACGCGCCGCCCTCCATCGGTGGCGACCCCGAACTGCGGCGTCCAGCCGGCATTTCCCTGTGCGCCGATCGGACCGACGAGGTCGGGCCCGGGCACGTAGCCGGTCGGGCCGAGCAGATCGAGACGGGTTCCGACCCAGCGGTGCGGCACCCGCAGCGAGGTCAGGGCGCGGGAGACAAGGTCGATGAGGGCCTGCGCGCGCGAGGCCTGCTCGGCCGCCGTGCGGCTGGCGGCGTCCGCATTCGCGAGCGCGAGGGTAAGCTGCGAGAGCGCAGTCGAGACCGCGTCGGCCATAGGGCTACCACTCGATGACGATGAGGCCCGGCCCGCCCTTATTGGGCGCTACGGGAACGGTGCATACGATCTGGGTGCCGGGCGAGAGGCCGGAGATCTCCTTCAGGCAGAAGGCGCCGCCCCCGCTGCCGTAAACCGTGGCGCTGCCCTGGCCGGTGTTCGGCAGGACCCCGCCAGCGCCGCCGCCGGGCAAGCCGCCCGCTCCACCGGCGTCGAGCAGCGCCGAGCCGGCCGCTCCCGCTCCGCCGTTGCTGCTCCCGCGTGGGCCGCAGCCCAGGAAGTCGATGCTGTCGAGCCAGCCGCTGCCCCCAATCGGGCCGCCGAAGGAGCCGGGCAGGAACAGATTGCCGGGCGAGCCTCCATTGTAACCGGCGGCGGCCGCACCGTTGCGGTTGATGTCGCCGCCGGTTGCCACGCCACCCGCGCCCGGGCCGCTCGTCGTTCCGGCCTTGCCGCCGCCGGCCGTGAAGTAGGTGCCGAACTGGACGTCGCCGCCGTCGATACCGGCGTTGTTGTTGTTGTTGCCTCCGCCGACGCCCCAGGCCCGCACGCGGATCCTGTTGCAGCCGCTGGGCACGGTCCACGTACCCGTGGCGCTGATGAAGGCGATCTGGCCGGCCCCGTAGGGCCCCGTGTAGGGCCGCAGTGCAGTGGGCAGGCCCGGGCCGTTGTTGAGGCCGGGAAAGCCGGAGCCTGACGAGGCGGCGGTGCTCGACTGCAGGCGGGAGAGGATGCGGTTCATCGGCGTGCGCCTCAGCCCTGGAGTGCGAGGAGGTTGGCGGAGACGCCGACGGCGGACGCCTGGACGAAGACCTTCCAGCCGTCGCCCATCGGGATCGGCCAGCGCGCGAGCACGCCGTTCGGCTCGAGCGGCGCGTCCCACTCGACGTAGTCGGCGAGCGCAGGCGCGTTGACGCCGGCCTTGGTGATCGCGACGCGGACCGAGATCGCGGAGCCGGTGCGGTTGCAGAGGTTGAGCTGATGCGTGCCGGCCGTGACCGCCTGGCCGTTGGCGCTGTTCGCCGAGGCGGTCAGCTCGGTCAGAGTCGTCGCGGCGAGGTCGGCCGCGAACTTGTTGGCGACGAAGTTCGACATGCTGTCCTCAGAAGCTACCGATGTGGAGGAGGCGGCCGGGCGAGACCACGGCCTGGATCGCAGCGGCCACCCCGTGAGGGTGGGTCATCTTGGTCAGGAGCTGACCGTCGATCGTCTCTTGATCGGTGGCGAAGGGCGGGATCGCCTGGAAGACGAAGTCCTGCGTCGCGAAGGAGCCGGGCGAGGCGTTGATGAAGATGTTGGCCGTCTCCGAGACCACGATCACGGCCTGGATCGTCAGCTCGTCGAAGGCGCCCTCCGCGATCGTGAGCTTCTGGGTTTCAGGGGTTGAGCCGACGAAGAGAAGGAGGCCGTTCGCGTCGATTAGGCCGAACTCGCGGATCGTGAACCCGCCCGTGTTCTGGTCCACGATGCCGGTGACGGTGACTTGGTTGCCGGAGCGCACCGCGCTCTGGATCCCGAGAGTGGCGCGCGGGCCGTAAAGGGCGGTCTGCGTCTCCAGCGGCGTGATCGCCGCGCCGTTGCCATCGCCCACGACGAGCGAGGAGAGCGTGAGCGGGGCCGTGCCCGCGATGGCGGCCGCTATGGCAGCCTGACCCTGGAGGGTCGGGATCACGGAGAAGGCCATCGGCGTCCCGTCAGGTCGGAGAGGTGATGCGCAGGGTACGGCGCAGGAACAGGCCGCCGCCGACGAAGGTCAGGCTGGGCGGCGGCGTGAGCGTGAGGATCTTGAGCGCCTGGTAGATCGCGAGCCGGCGCCGGGTGGACGGCACGGCGCCGATGAAGGCGCTCCCGCTCGACCGCCGGGCGGGCCGCACCCGATCCAGCTTGGTGTGCGCGTTCTTGGCCGCGTTCGCGGTCGCCACGAGCCGGGAGAAATCTGCGGCGTACCAGGGCAGATCCGTGCCGAGGTCTACGGCAAGGTCGAAGGTGTAGGGTTGGCGGTACGAGGGCGCCTCGAACCACTCGACGATGGTGATCCCGAACTGGAAGGGGCGCAGCGCCAGGTCGAGGGCTGGGCGTGTGCCCTTGACCCGGTGATAGGCGAAGGATCCCGCGACTGCCTCGCGCCGCTGCGCAATCGACCACCCGGAGGAGTAGGCGTCGACCGAGCGCTCGGCGGCGAGGTGAGGCAGCCACGGCTCGGGGCAGGTCGCAGCGAGCCGCGCGGTCGGGATCAAGCCCACGGGATCGCGAGCGACGAGGTCGGCATCGACCGCGTCGATGGCGCGCTCCCAATCCGTCGCGCCCGGCGGGAGGAGCGAGACCGTCCAGATCGGCTCGAAGACGGCGCGCCACCACATCACACGATCTCGACCGTGAGGGAGACGTCGCCCAGGATGGCGATCTGGTTGTAGGCGACCGCAAGATCGGTTGGTGGCTGCGACACGACCACGTTGGGTATTGTCGGGAGCCCATCGGCGTTCGCGCAGGACAGCGCTGTCTCTAACCCTGAGAGCGTGCGCGCGACGCCCGAATATTGCTGCGACACCTCGTAGGCGGCGAGGTTGGCCCGCGCCTGTGCAAGCAGAGCATCGGCATCGGCGCCAGCCGGTATGTAGAGGGTCGCGGCCACGCCGTAGGTCAGCGGCTGGTTCGCCATCACCGAGACCTTGGCGCCGAGCGGGCGCACCGATTGTGCGTCGCGCGCGGTGCGGACGCGGACCGCGCCGGTCTCGTCGATGACGAAGAAGGCATCGAGGCGCCGCGCGACCGCGTCGAGGACGCCCGCCGAGGGCACGCCGCCGGGAAGGTTCGACTGTACGACGACGTAGACCTCGCCGGCGGGCACAAAGCCGTCCTCGGGACCATAGACGCCGACGCCGCGGACGAGGACGTTCGGATGCGCCTGACCCGCATGGTAGGCGTAAGCCCCCTTCGGCCCGGCCACCGAGAGGGCCTCCCAGGCGAGCAGGGCGGAGGAGCGCAGCGACTCGTCGTCCTCGTACCAGGCGGCGAGGATGCCGGCGGCCTCCATGTAAGGCTGCCACGTCCAGAGCGGCGGGACGTCGTCGGGCCGAACGTTCGGCTCCAGGACCAGCGTCGGATCCTCGGAGGCGATCGAACGGCGCACGGTCATGTAATCGGCCGCGCGCTGATCGAGCATCGGTCCCGTGGCCGACCCGAGGAAGGTCTGCGCCACGGCCTCGTCGATCATCTGGCGGCGTAGAACCGTGCGGTGCACGGCCACGCGGGTGACGCGCACCGCGGGATCGGAGTCCACATTCGCGACGTCGTAGGCGATGCCCGCCGCCGCCATCTCAGCGAGCAGCCTCGCCTTGGAGGTGTCGAGGAGCGTGTCGAAGGCCTGCGCCGCCAAGGCGGGAGGAGGTCCGAGCTTGAGCAGCGCCGGCGCAGCGAAGCGCGCCGTAACGGGCGTCGGGGTCAGAGCCATAGCCGCGTCTCCCCGCTCAGATCGGAAGCTCGTCGAAGAACAGGCTGCCGTCGCCGTTGACCCCGATGCCGATGAAGCGGAGTGCGGCTTCCTCGGTCAGGTCGCCGAGATGCCCGTTCGGGCGGTAGGCGACCTGCATGACGAAGCTCACCGTGCCGACGCGGACCTCCTCGTCGGACGGCGCGACCCTGACGCGGACGACGCGCAGGCGCGGTTCCCAGATCACGATCGACAGCGCAAAGACGGCGGACGCGAGCGCGAGCAGGTTGGGCGTGATCCGGCGGCCGAGAAGGCGGCGCAAGCCGCCCCCGAAGGTGCGCAACGTGATCATATCGCCGATCTCGGTCTCGAAGATCACGTCCACCGACTGCAGCGTGTGCTCCCAGCCGGTGAGGGGCTGTCCGGTGAAGCGGTTCAGGCCGTATGAGGTCACGGTGCTACCGGGCGCGGTCCGGCTTCTGCGCGGCCGGGGCGAGCGCGGACGCCTTTTCCTCGACCGGCGTAATCCGGCCCATGTCGCGCTCGTAGAGCGCCTCGGCCTCGGTCAGCTCGATCACGTCGCCGACCTTCGTGCCATGCGGGAAGGCGTCGAGGTTGGCGGTCTCACCAACCCGATAGCGGGTCTTCGTCATGGTGCTGCTCCTGCTCAGGGATCCGGCTGGCCGGTCTTGGCGGCGCCGCTCTGCACGCCGCTGTGGACGTGGCCCTTGCCGATGCTGCGGTCGTCGTGCTTGACCGCGCCGTCCTTAAAGGTGGTGCCGTCCTTGGTCAGCTCGACCGCCGCGCCCTCAGTCTTCTGGACGATGCCGTCCTTCGTGATCGTGTGGCTGACACCGTCCACCGTGTGGATGATGCCGTCCTTGCCGAACTTGTACGAAGTCTTGTCGCCCCAGGAATAGGTCACGCCGTCCTTGTTCGTGACCTTGCGGAACTTGTCGCCGTAGGTCTCGACGTGCTCGTCAAGCTTCTCGGACGGCTGCTTGTTCTGGTCGGAGAACCCACCCTTCGGCACGATGAAGCCCTGGCGCGGATCGCCGCCCGGGCAGATCGCGTAGACGATCTGGCCCTCGGGCATCGGCTGCCAGGTCTTGTGCGTGCCGCCCTGCTCCGGGTGCGGAAACCACGGGCTCGGGATCGGCTTGCCCTCGGCGTCGTTCCCGAAGTTGATCTGGTAGCCCTTCTGCGCGTCCGCCTTCTGGATCGTGCCGACCCGGACCGTGTTGGCCTGGACGTGCTTCACCTCCTGAAGCTCGTGGCTCAGGGCCTGCACCCAGCGGAGCAGCTCGTCGAAGTCGCTCACGGCGCGGCCTGGATGATGAGCGGCGACCGGCCGGCCATGTTGTAGGTGAAGCGCTGCGCGAGCGGCTCACCGACCTCGCGGAACAGCGGGCCGAGCCCGAGGGCGCGGTAGGAGCGGTTGGTCAGGCCGAGCTCGATCTGCGCTCGGTGCCAATCCGGGAGCAAGTCGCCGATGATCATGCTTCGGACCAGCCGGACGTCGTCGGCCAAGCGCTCGTCGGCCGCCATCATCTCGAGCAGGGTCGCGAACGGGCCCTCCGGCTCGGTGCCGAACTCGGGCTCCGGGATCGTGCCGCACTCGAACACGTACTGCCGGGCGGCGTAGCGCACGCCCTGCTCGGTGTTGGCGCCGCGGGTGACCGCGCCCTCCTTGGGCCAGCACGCGAACTCCTTCAGCAGGTCCGACCAGGGGCCGCCTACTGCGATCTCACGCCAGATCTGGCGGCCGATCATGTTGAGCGAGGTCTCCAGGCCCTCGTCGGTGTGCGGGATATCGAGGCGCAGGGCCGTGCCGCCGCCCTGCTCGGCCGGCACCTCGACCTGCGTCAGGCCGCCGACGGCGACCTCAACCACCACGTTGATGGTGCGGTCCGCGTCGAGCAGCTCCCAGCGCTTGCTCGGGAAGCTGATCTTCTCGTCGTCGGTGGAGACGACGAGGAACGGCTTCACGCCGGGCTTGATCATCTCGGCGATCGGCTGGACCGCGGAGTCGTAGACCCGCCCCTCGGCGAGGGTGCGGTCGACAAGGGCGGCGCCGAGACAGGTACGGATAGCGTAGGCGACGATGCTCACTTGGGCGCCCCGCTCGTTAGCTCCAGCGAGGCCTCGCCGCTGTCGCGAAGGCCGGCTCGCACGATGGTGAAGGTCGGCGTGTCGGTGCGGTCGAGCAGCACCACGCGATCATTCGCCTGCAGCGCGTAGCCGAGCTTCACGAGCTCGCCCGGCGAGATCCGCATGGTGTGGGCGGTGGTGGCGATCCGCGTCATGCTCTGGAACTTCGAGCCCTCGCGGTTGCCCTCCAGTTCGCCCGTGACCGGCTTGGCCCGGTAGCGCCCGACGATCTCCCGGACCTCCCGGATCGGGTCTGCGCCGCCCTTGCCGCGCCAGCCTGCGGAGGCCTGCGGCAGAATGCGGACGCGCTCGCCCCGGAAGCTGTCGAGGGCGGCTTGCCGCGCTTCAGCCAGTCCCGAGGCGAGTGTCATCAGGCGGCCGAGCTCCGCAGAGCCGCGATCACCTCGTCCTTGTTCTTGGCCTTCGACACGTCGATGCCGCGCTCGGCTGCGAGCTTGTCGAGCTCGGCGCGAGTCATCGCGTCGAGATCCGGCTCGTCGCCGACCGGCGGCTCCCCGGGCAGCGCTCGCGGATCTCCCGGAACGGCATGGCCGGAGGCGAGCGCGGCCTTGCCGTGCTCCTCCGGCAGCTCGCCGATCCAGCCGCGCGGCGCGGTGATCTTCTCGCCCCGCTCGTTGCGGTACTCGAAGGCCTTCTTGATGCGCACGTACATGCCGGCCTCCCTCAGGTGCGGGTGAGCTTCACGATCACGTCCGGGCGCAGACAGATCGGGAGCACGTTGGACTCGGTGTGGATCTCCTGACCCTTGCCGTGCGGCAGCAGGTCGGTGGAGACGAACACCTTGGTGGAGGGGGCGATGTTCGCCTCCTGGATGCTGTCCGGCGGCGCCACGTAGCGCTTGAACAGCGGGGTACCGAGCGGGATCGCGATGGCGTCGTTCTCGCCGACGGCTTCGCGGGTGACGAAGGTGCCGTCCGCCTGCCGGTAGCGGAAATCTTCGTCGATGCGCTCGATGGTCAGGCCGGCGAAGACGAAGCTGTCGGCGACATCGTCGCGGGCCGGGTTCGGCGTCGGGCCGGCGTAGGCCTTCAGCGCCTCCCGCACGCTGGTATGGCCGACGTAGCGGTCGAAGAACTCGCTACCGGCCAGCACGCGCACGCCGCTCGCCGGCTGGCCGCGCAGGGCCTTCCGGATGATCGACTTCAGCGCGCGGTTCTTAGCGGCCACGTCGGTCGCGGTGTTGTCGAGGTCGAAGTCGACGACGCTCTGCGTAATGTCGAAGGTCTCGAACAGGTCGCAGAGCACTCGGCCGGACGCATCGACCACCAGGCCGTTCAGGGCGCCCCAGTCGAGGTGGTGGTGCGTGGCGTCGTGCTTCGCCCGGATCGCCTCCAGCTTCCCGTTGTAGACGTTGGCCAGCGTCTGCAGGACGTAGCCGTTGCCGTAGACGAGCAGGTTCTGCAGGTCGGACGGCGTGATGGCGTCGTCGAGCGGGAAGTGCGGGATCCGGACCAGGGCTTCCTGGCGATCGATGCCCATGTTCTTGTTGCCGGGTCCGCCGCGCTCGCGGGCCGGGATGATCGTGATTTCGCCCTCCTCGATCGCGATGCGGGCGTAGGTCGTGTTGATCGGCGTATCGGTGAAGATCCCGAGCTGCGCCGGACGACCGGTCGCGTACTGCGGGATGTTGATGCTCTCGGTCAGCCGGTCGTCGGCGAACTCGGGCGCGTTGAGAAGATCGAGCGGCGTGGCCATCGGTCAGACCCCCATGCGGGCGACGACGCCCTTGGCTTCGAGAGCGGCCAGGGCGGCCGCCTGCTGGGTTGCGTTGATGCCGGCAGGCCACTCCAGGGCCTGGAGCACCACTTCGGCGTGGCGGGCGAGGATGACGACGCGCTGGTCGGCGCTGGTCGCATCGACGTTCTCGAGGAGGACCGCGGCGGCGGTCTGCGATCCGTCGCTCGCGGCCGGCGCGAGCGGGACGAGCTTGCTGGACGCGGCGATGCGGCCCAGCACCCGGCCGGGCCGAAGGATGCCGGAGCCGCTGGCGAGAATGCCTTCGTCGCGGCTGATGCGACCCCGACCCTCGTTCTTCACGACGTCGGCATCGGTCTTATAGGAGAGAGACTTCAGAGCCATCGAACGATCCTCCTCAGGCCTTGACGCCGTGGCGGCGCTTCATGTCGGCGACGAGATCGACGGGCTGGGTCGCCCCCCGGCCCGCGTCGCCAGCGGCGGGCTTGTGGGACGAGATCGAGGTCTTCTCGTCGTTCGCGACGAGCTTCTCGAAGAGCGCGGCGCGGGCTTGCTCGACGGTCTTGCCCCCGGCGATCAGCTCGGCGCCGAGCTCGGCCGAGATCGACGAGTCCCGGCGGCGCGCCAGCGCGACGAGGTCGTTGATCTGCTCGGCCGCGCCAATGCGCTCTTTGGCCTGAGCCACGGTCACGCCCTCGGCGAGGAGCGAGGCCGCCATGCTCGGCACGCCGCCCTCGACACAGAGCTTGGCGATCTCGGAGGCGTCGGCGCGGGACACGGTCGTGCCCTGGCCGCGATCGGCCTCCGCCTCGGCGGCGGTGATCCGCGCGTCGAGGTCGGTCACCTCCCGCGAAGAAGCGTCGAAGTCGCGCTGCTCGTCGTCGGTCATGGAGCGGCCGCGCGCGGCGGTCGCCAGTTCGTTCATGCGTGCGGAAGCCCTCGCGCGATCGCGACGAAGGCCAGCGAGATCGCCAGGCATTCCTGTCTCCGTTTTTCTGGCAGGGAGGGGCGCGGGTGACGCCCGGTACCGGCCGAAGCCGGGATCTGCTTGCGGCTACGGCCTCACGGCCCGCGCGACGCGCTCGTTGGCGGCGGTCTGGGCGAGGTCTCGGAAGCTGCGTTCGTAGGTCTGGACGCGGTCAGCCATGCCGGCGGCCACCGCGTCGGCGCCAACCTTCACGCCGCCGGCGCCGAAGTCGGTGCGCACCCGGGCTGGCGTGGTCTTCCGGCCGCGAGCCACGTCGGCGATGAACTGGCTCTCGATGCTGTCCAGCAGCGAACGGATCTCGGCCGCGCCCTCCTCGGACTGCGGATCGGGCCGCTTGTTCGGCGCACTGGACGAGACGATCTCGATGGCGAGGCTGCCGGAGGCGTCCGGCTCGACCTGCTTCGAGATCGCCGCTACCACGCCAATCGAGCCGACGATGCCGGTCTTCTCCACGACAAGCTCGCCCGCGGCCGACGCGAGCCAGTACGCGGCCGAGGCGCAGCTGCCGGTGACGTGGGCCAGTACCCGCTTTTTGCCACGCATGGCGTAGATCTGATCGGCCAGCGCGTTGATGCCGGTGGGCGAGCCGCCGGGCGAATCCACCATCAGCAGCACCGCGCCGACGTCGGCGCTGTCACGGGCGAGCTGCAGGTCTCGTCCGAGCATGGCGGCCGAGGTGCCGGTGCCGGACATCTCCGTCATCAGGTTGGCACGCGGGAAGATCGGGCCGACCACGGGCACGATGGCAACGCCCTCGCGGGTGAGCATGGCGTAGCGGGCGCCGTCGAGGCGCTGCGCGGTCGGCCCGGCCGCGGCCTGCAGATCGAGGCGGAACCAGTCTTCGCCCTCCGCCGAGCGCCGGGACGCGCGCCCGTCGCGATCGAGGGCGGCGAGCGAGGCCATGAACTGCAGGTAGTCCGGTCGGATGGCCCAGGGCTCGGCCGTTAGGGCGCGCAGAGCTGCGGTCATTCATCGTCTCCGGGCGGTGACGGCTCCGGCGGCTCGGCGGGGGCGCCGGGCGGCGGGCGGATCCCGAGTTCGTCGGCGCGGTCCTGGCCCTCCTTGCGGCGGGCATCGACCTCCTCGGGATCCTCGCCACGCGCCTCAATGACGTCGTCGCGCGAGGTGACACCCATGGCGATGTCGAGTTCGTCGGCCTTGCGGTCCTTCAGCGGATCGACCCAATCCCACTTCGGGGGCTGCCACTTCACGGTCGACAGGGCGGCCCGCTCGCGGGTGAAGCGCGTGGGTCCGAGGCCGGGGATCGAACCGGCCAGCGCGGCGGTCTCGATCCAGCGCGCCCAGATCGGGCGGCACATCTGGAAGACGAGGCACTGGTGCTGGAACTGCGAGACCCGGCGCTTGTGCTGCAGTTCGATCCCGCGCTGAGACGAGAAGTTTCCCTTCGAGGGATCCTCGGTCAGGGCGATGTAGGGGACGCCGCAGGCCGCCGCGATCGCGAGCAGGTTGCGGTACATGAAGGCTTCGTAGGAGCCGCCGACGTCGGCCGGGCTCGAGTTCTTGAAGTCCTCGCCCGGATTGAGGACTTGCAGGGTACCGGGTTCGAGATCGGCCAGCGCCGTCTCGATGTCTGGGGCTGTCAGGGGGCCCGTGTCGAGCAGGTCCAGCACATCCTCGCGGATCGCGACCGGGGGCGCCTCGCCGATAGCCGCCTTGGTGATGAAGCCGGCGAACATCGCCGCGGTGCGCTTCCGGTCGAGCTCGGCGTCGTCGTAGCTGTCGAGGAGGTACAGCCGCACCATCGCGGGGGTGAGCTGCGACTGACCACGGATCTGGCCCGCCTCCAGGGGGCGGTAGATGTGGAGCACCTCGGACGCCGGCACGACGGTGCGCTCGATGGCGCCGATGCCGCCACCGATCTCGGCCTCACCGGGGCGGCGCTTCAGGAAGTGATAGGCGACGCGGCGGCCGATGCGGTCGAACTCGATGCCGTGCCGTACCTCGTTGCCGACCTGGGACTGGATCACCCCGTAGGAGAGCGGCAGCTGCTCGCTCTCAATGACCTGTAACTGGAGCGGCACGCTCAGGCCGTCCTCGGGCCGCCGCGTGCGGAAGCGGATGAAGACCTCGCCCGAGACGAAGAGCGAGCGCGCGACGAGGGCCTGCAGGCCATAGAGATCGGTCAGGCCGTCCGCGTCGCACTCGTCGGTCCAGCGCAGCCACGCATCCTTCAGCGCGGTCTTGAGGTCCTTGTCGGCCAGTACCGGCGAGGGCGTGATCCCGTCGCCAACCGCTGCGGCGACGAAGGCCTCGGTCGCGGCCGAGGCGTAGGGGTTGTCCCGGACGAGCTGACGGGCGCGGGCGCGCAGGACCTCGCCGCCGCGCGCCTGCAACGCGTTGATCGTCGCCCGCTCAGCCGTCCAGCCCGCGAGGCGCCGCGAGGCGCGCGACGCCTCGTAGCCGAGCCCGGGGGCGAAGGTGGCCGAGGTGGTCTCCTGGGCGGGAGCGCCGAACAGGCGGGACAGGAAGCCCACGCGCTCAGTACCCCTTCGACGCGACGACGCGGATCGAACGCACCCGGTTGGCGCGCGGGACCGCGCCGTCCATCACGTCGACCTTGGCCTGCAACTCGGCGCGCTCGCGGCGCATCTGGCCGAGATCCCACTTCGCCTGCTCGTCCTCCTCGCGCGACTCGGTGAGGCCGGTGGCGAGGTGGCGGTCGATCTTCGCAATCCGCGCGACGATCTCACCCCGGATCTCCTCCGGGGTCTGTACGGGTTCGGCCATGCTCAGCGTCCCATGTAGGAGGAGCGGCGGACCGCGCGGGCGGGTGG